CCTTGGGATGTCCAGTGCCGAGCAAATTTAGGCTACTGCCAGTTATTTAAGTTTAAGTGTGCTGGGGAGCGAACCTGCGATGCGTGGCTCCACGGTGGCTCAATTCAAGGCTGATGGCTGCTGACAAGGCGATCGAACCTGGCAAGAAAAGTACTGAAAGGTACTTACCTGAATCAGCATGGGCAAAACTATCTCCCGCAGAGCGCAAAGAAACAGACGAAAAGAAAAAACGAGAATCTCGAGAAGGAAAGCAATTTGTTTCCAACACTGAACGAGCTAAAAAAGCTCGACGCGCTGTTGAACTGTCAAGCAGGAGAAAACAAAAGCAATGATTAAACCAAAGGCTAAATTGGGTTACATGTACGGTATTAACGTAGAAGAGAGACCGTACGAAACTCCGTTGCCTAGCAACGCCGAAGATTTTTTCTATGGTCGGCAGCCAAAAGAACGCAGCAGAATGGCAGGAGATATCTTAAACTTAGATTTAACGCAATCCCCAGGTACTCCTGCTGTATTTCCTCTTCCTAAAATAGGAGGTGCAGAACTAAGGACGCCCTACCTTCCTCAATAACATGGCCGACAAGAAGAAAATGCCCCCGGAGTTGTTGGAGCATTTTAAAAAGAAACAAGGCGATAAAGAAGAGACTTCTTCAGAAAAAAAAGAAGGGGATCATGAGCGTCGTAAGGAAGCGGTCAAGAAAGCCAGAGTTAGGATGGAAGAAAAGAGCAGGAAGGGTCGTCATGACAAAAAAGAAGAAACTGGTAAAGAACGCACTTAAAAATCCAGAGCTTTATACCCCAGCAGAGCTTAAGTTTTTTGAGCTTTGGTTGTCACATAAAAAGCAGAAGAAAGAAGCCAAGAAGGCAACTGCGCTACAATAGATTTAAATATTAGATGGTGTCGTGAGTAGCAGCAGCTCAAACAAGCAGCCAATGATGGTTGATCGGCCTGCAACCGTGTCAACTCTTGTTACCGTTGCATCTGGTCAATCTTTTTCAACTAGCCTGATTCCAACTGCTGTTGGTAATGCCACCAAGGTGTTTGATGTTGATTCTGCATTGACCGATACGTCAATCAGCGGTGCTTATATTGATGAGATTTGGTTCCAGTACAGCAAGCGAAATACTCAATTTATTGATTCTGTTACCCCAACGACTGGCACTTATTCGGCTGACAGCACTGTTGTTGTTGTAACAATTTCTGGAGGCCACTCTCTCCAGGTTGGTCAGAAAGTTTTTCTGGATTTCACCTCATACAGCTCTGGCACAGATCCCATTGATCAGGCTGTCACTGTTACGGCTGTTACCCCCACTACTTTTACCGGAACCATTCCTTCCGTAGCCGGTCCGATTACTGGTAACGTTAACTGCCACCTTCCCACTAACTTCTGTTTTTATTTAGTTAGTGCTGGAACTGTAACTAATATCAACCAGTTCTTCCCCCTGTTTGTTGCCAGCATCCCCTCCGTTTACGAAAATCAAAACTACAGCCTGACTATTAATAATATTCTCCCGTTAATTAACCACCCGGTTGTCCAGGCTGGTACAAACTTCACTTCGACCAACAGCCTCACATCACCTAAAACTCGTGGTTTGATGCTCCAGCGTGGACAAGCTCTTTACGTGGCAGCCGGTGGTTCCGTTGCATTGACCAACGGTTTCTATGTAGGCGTTCAAGCTGGTTACTATTGATGAAATCGATGCCTTTTGGAGTCGGTGGATTTAATCCACGTTCAAAACAAGATTTTAGCAAAGATCTATCTAAAGGATTTACGGGGGACTTTAAATTTAATAAAATTCCCGAGTGGGAATTAGATACAAACGCTTTTAAATTTACACCAAAAGATAATACATTAAAGAGCCGTATCCGGTTTTACGATCGCGACTCTTTGTGGGCTCGGTGGCGGCGCGGGTACGAGCTGTACACGATCACCCAAACCACGCTTGGGTCATTTGCAGATGAACGGAGATCTCGTGGGGATTACCGCATGTATTGCGTATTCCAACAGTTCCCTGGCGTGTTCATTCCTGCGCGGATGTTTATGTTCCCAAGCACCAATACGGAAATCGGTGAACAAATGGTTGGTGTTCGCGATGTAAATAGTTTTAATTTTTATAATTTTGGTCTTCCAATTCTTGCTGTTCGTTACTTAGGCCCCATTAATGCAGGAACTTATTCTCAAAGTGGTACTACCGTAACAGTAACAAAATCAGATCATGGATTCCGAGTGGGTGAAAATGTATATTTGGACTTTACAAGCGGAGCTGGAATTGATGCGACGCTTCCGATTGTAAGTGCAACACAGAACACGTTCGTTGTTACTGCATCAGCCCCGGCTACTACAAGCGGAAATGTGAGTTTTTATCTGTCTACCGTTTTTACTGATGAGCGGTGGACAACCACTCGGGTTCGATTGAGATCTATTCCGACACCGGTTGCATTTTTTGCTGGTGAGCGTCTGGCAGATCGAATTGTTGAGAAAGATCCTGGAATTTTTTCTACCTATTCCAGGGCTGGCTCCACGGTAACTGTTAACTGTACAGCGGTCCATGGTCTTTCTACCGGTAATAAGGTATTTGTTGCGGTAACGACCGGCCTGGTCTCGTCTGGTCAGCATGTCATTACAGTAACGTCTCCTACCCAGCTCACATTTACAACAATTGACAGCGGTTCCACAACTGGTAATTTAATTCTTAATCGATTAATTCCTGGATTCCGTTACGATGATTATGTAGGTTATACCGTTACTGGCGTAGATTTAACGACTAAGGAAATTATTTTCCAAAAAGACGACAGTTATGGAGCCCGCACTACTGGTGGCACAATTGAGACAATCTTACCAGCTCATCGAGGCTTTGAAGTTGGTCGATTTTTGACAACTGAGGTTCGCTGGCAGTGCTCTTGTCAAGACTACATGAGAAGAAGTGGTTACAATTTATACAGCGAACTGACAACCAAAAGATTCCCGGTTTCTGCTATTACATCTACAAAACCGGGGCAAGTCGAAGATGCTGAAGGTAACTTAAGCAATGAAAGAGACATCCCTGGATCTTTTTCTGATTTAGGTTACGTCACAATTAATAATTTTTATCAACTGCCGACGTATAAAGATACAAAAGATTTTTCATATCCAAATCTGATGTACTACCAGCTTCGGTGGTGCAAACATATTTACGCAGCAATGTTTTCCATTCTCCATGATGAAGGAAATGAACCAATTGCTATTGCTGCAAAATATACTCAATCAGGTCCAAATATCACAGTTGAAGCGCCAGATCATAACTTACTTGCTAATACCAAAATTCAACTAGATTTTTCAAGTGGGGCCGCATTATCAGGTCAATACACAATTACATCTGTCCCCAATAAAGATACTTTTGTTGTTGTTTATCCTTTTAGTGCGACAACAGGTGGTTACTGCACCGTTAGTAATTTAAGAGAACACGATTTTGTTAACACCTGGGTTTATGAGCCATCTGATCGCCCAGTAGGGGATGATTTGGATGCTTTTTATAAGAACTTTAATAAAGAAATTGGCAAAGTACAAGAAGCTGCTGAGCGAATGTTGATGATGCAGCAGGGAATGAAGTGGGTTGGTGGTAAATCAATTACAGGATCTCGAAATCAACCACAGCAGGTAGCTGATTATGATCCCCAACTTGTTGGTATGATGGTAACCGATTCAATCCGTCGTAATGCCGAAGGTGAATTAGATCGAGATGGAATTCTACTAAATACATCGAATCGCATGATTTCGATGATAAGTAAATTGTTTAACATTCAACCATCCTTGGTTCAGGGTTCCAAGATCGGAATGTTAGATGAGCCTCTCGTTAACTATGTTCCTGAATTTGAATTCGGTTTAATTGATGGTGGTACATACGCAAATGGTATTCCTGTTGAACCTCCGTCTGCAACCAGTACGATAGACTGTGACACATACAGTCCTTTGACCGCACAAGATATCTTGGTTGATGCGGGTTTGTACATCAACAGCTAATTATGGCAGTTCAGATTCTTTCACGGCGCTCCAGTATCCTTCACGACCGCCCTTTCCCAATTCGAATCGGGACCGCTGAATTAGCAATTAATAACAACCCTGGAGATCCCGGACTTTATTTTTCCGATAACATTGCAACTCCGTCTACTGGATTGATTAAGGTGGGGCCGACCTTTATTGGCTCCTCTCCCCCCAATACACCCGCTGCTGGGTATGCTGTATTTAGTAAAGGGGAATCATGGCTAGACACCTCCAGCACATACATTTATAATCTTTTTGATGGTACGTCTTGGCAGACTCCAAAAGCTGTAGCATCGAACAGCAATGGTAAACCAGTCAACCCAACGGATGGCCAACTTCACTACGATAAATTAATCCCAGGTTTATTTATGTATGATTCTGCAACAGCAGCTTGGATAGCAATCTAGTTGTGCTTATTGTTGTTGTTTAAAATGTAATCTAAAATTCGATCAAGTTTGGTGTGAACTGCTTGTATTTCACGCAAGAAGTCTTCTTTTAAAACGTAATCGTGGATGACTCGATCTTGAAAAGTATCCAAATCTTGTTCTAACGCTTCAAAGCGACGTTCAATTTTTCTATTAAAATTGCTTAGAGCCCTTGTCAAACCTGCAAATGCACCAGCTGCGCCAGACAGAACGGCTAAAATAAATTCAGGTGTCACCTGATTACGGTAATTTTTTTCTTATTCTAAGAGATGCAACGATTTAAAATAAGTTTACGGTAAGGAAAAAATGGCAACAGGATACGAACCCAATATAGAAGGTGCTTTGGCTGTTCTTGTTGACCTCATGATGGCCAATGCGTTCACCATGACTCGTCAACCGTACGAGCCTAATTATCGAGGCTTGGTTGATGCAATTATTGACCTTAAGGAGGGCTTCCCAGCTTTTGCCCCTTCTCGGGTTGGTTTTGACGCAATTGCGTTTGAAGCATTGTCTGATGGCGATGCTCTATACATGAGGACAAGTGATGGTCAAGTCGGGAAAGCTAGTGCGGTAGATGGTACCGTTGAAAATGCTTTAGTCGTTGGGTTTGCTAATTCTGCCGTTTTGACCGGAGAAACAGTTAAGGTATTGGTTGCTGGACTAAAAACAATGCCAGGTGTAATAGATCCCGGCGACATTTATTTTCTTAGTGCAACAACTCCAGGGGAAATTGCAACTACACCCCCATCAACTCCTGGTCAAGCCGTTACCCGAGTCGGTGAAGGTGCAACCGTGACAGACTTCAGTATTCAACTGGAACCACCTATTCTGCTCAGCTAGACAAATGTCCGACTACACTCTTCGAAATGTAAAAGGCTCAGAGTTAACATTCTCTGAGGTTGACAATAATTTTATCGCCAGCAGGACTTCCGGTCGCTTTAGCAATAATTCTTTGCTCGAACCGATTTCGGGTTTGTTTTTTTCTCAATCTGCTACTCCAGTTACATTCGCAGGACGTACCCCTGATGCAGATACCATTGAATTAAGTCCTATTTGTTTAGGTTATACCACCCAGATTGACCAAGTAGGGGTTTGGAAATCAGCCGGAGCCAGCACAGAAGATTTTCGCATCTTGATTTATTCAGCTGGATCGGATAATCTTCCTTCGTCAAAAGTTGCGGAAACGTCTACAATTACAAATGCTTCTGGAGCCGGGGATAATAATGGTGCTTTATCTTATACCTTTTCTGCCAATACTTTGTATTGGGTTGGTATGCATATTGATGCAGCAACTGCTTCATATCAGTGTATCCCAGCAAATGATATGAGAAGTCTTGGGTTTACAGCGATGTCTGCGTTGGCATATGGAACAATTGCAAATGCAATTCTATTAACCGGAGTTTCACTTGGTTCTGCCCCACCAACCTGGACGTTTGCTTCTAGCCAATTAGTTAATGTAGCAGTCCCGGCAATTGGGTTTAGGGTGGCATAAGGACTGTGGCAAATTATGTAATTCCCGGATATTGGTCCTCGGGGTATACAACAACCTCGGCAAATCCTGGTGTTAGTAATTACGAGCCATATGCACCAAATTCTCAAGGATTAACAGAAGCCTTGATTGACTTGAAGTCAACAATGGCGAATCAAACGGTGTATTCTGTTGCTGGTTTTCAGGCTCCCGCATTTGAAAATGTTTCCCAAGGGGAAGCGCTCTATGCTCGATTAAGCGACGGAAAAGTTGGGCGAGCAATCGCGAGCTCTACTGAAGATTTAGCAACAGTCGTTGGTTTTGCGCAAACGACAAAATCAGCGGGAGAACTAGTAAGAGTACTGATTGTAGGTACCCTGGCAAGTTCTGGATTAAACCCAGGCCAGCTGTATTATTTATCTGCCGCCAGTGCTGGGGCAATTACAACAACTCCTCCTTCTACTTCAGGCCATTATGTGACTCGGGTTGGAGAAGCTGCAACAGCTGCACAGTTTATTATCCAACTGGAGCCGCCTATTTTATTAAGCTGAAGACGGTAGCTTTGGTAGGATAGAAACATCAATGATTCATTTAGGCCTTAAATGAATCGAGTAAGTTTATAGCATGGCAACAAGAAAACCACTTGTATTGGTCAGCGGCTTATTTCAGGAGCTAGATACTCCTACGGATAAGCTTGATTTTGCCGGAAATACTACAACCGATCTTACTGAAGGTACAAATCTTTATTACACTGACGTTCGCGCCAGGCAATCAATTTCTGTTACCGATTCGGGCGGTGATGGGTCTTTAAGTTATGACAATAGTACCGGTATTATCACTTATACCGGTCCATCAGCTTCTGAGGTTCGCGCTCATTTTACGGCTGCCAATAGTGGCTCAGGTTTTGGCAGCCTTGCATATGATAACTCGACCGGGATTTTTACCTATAGTGTCGTTACCTCTGCAAACATTCGCCAACAGATTTCTGTTACGGACGCCGGTGGTGATGGATCTTTAAGTTATGACAACAGCACCGGGGTTATTACTTATAACGGCCCTACCGCAAATGATGCTCGGGCTTACTTCAGTGTTGCTGTTGGTTCCGGCCTTACGTACAACAGTACTACCGGTGAGTTTGGGACCAGTGCAATTCCAAATTCTCAGCTAGCAAACAGCACGATTACTTTTGGTAGCACTTCGGTGTTCCTTGGGACCACAGTAACGGCTCTTTCGCTAACAAGCTTGACAGCTAGTACTTTTTTAAATATTGGCGATGGGGTCGGATCCGCAAATAGTATCAATATCGAGCCCGGATCAATCATATTTGAAGGCACAACTGCGGATGCGTTTGAAACTCAACTCCAAGTTGTTGATCCTACTGCGGATCGGACTATAACCTTTCCCAATGCCACGGGTACTGTTGCATTACTGACGAGTCTGTCTGTCGCCGCAGGCTCTGGACTTACCTATGACAGCACTACAGGAGAATTTGGGACAAGTGCAATCCCAAATTCACAATTAGCTAACAGCTCAGTTACTGTGGGTTCGACGGCTATTGCTTTGGGTAGCAGCTCCACTACGTTAACTGGCCTAACGTCTGTTACCTCAACCGGTATCACGACTAACGACAGTGGTTTCCGGATTCGCAATACAACGGACACCACTAAACAAATCGCTTTCAGCGCAGCTAGCATCAGCGCGGCTTCAACTCGAACGCTGACGGTCCCAGATTCAGATGGAACGCTTGTACTCGCCGGTATTGCCAATGCCTTTACTGGCGCAAATACCTTCACAAATGCTACAGGTCAAATTTTTCGTGTAGCAGCAACTAATGATGGAATTAAACTTGTTGGCCGTGCAGGAGGCAGCGGTGACTTCACTGTAGAGGTACAAACTGCCACACTTAGTGCGAATCGCACAGTGACTTTTCCAAACTTAACTGGTACTGTGCTGCTTGATACTTCATCTTTACCAGCAACTTTCTCGGATTCTGCGTTCCGGGTTCAAGACAATAGTGATGCGACGAAGCAATTAGCGTTTGAGTGTTCCGGTATTTCAACGGCAACGACCCGGACAATGACGGTTCCGGATGAAAATGGTACGATTGCAACACAAGATTTTGCAACTGCCATTGCTATTGCATTAGGATAGAAACATGGCAACGCAAGTACAATTTCGGCGCGGTACTACTGCTGAAACAGTTTCTTTCCTGGGAGCGGTTGGGGAAGTAACGGTTGATTTAACAAAACACGTTTGTGTTGTCCATGATGCTGTCCAGGTCGGTGGTTATCCACTGATGCTTGAAAGTGGTGTCAACAGCGCCTTCTCCTTGGGTTCTCTCAGTAGTTGCGCTCTTAAGTTTGCCGGAGACCCTAACACTGGAATCATCAGTCCCGGTGCCGATCAGATTGCACTGGTGACAGGAGGTGTTGCTAGGCTTACAATAGATTCATCTGGTTCCGTTACCATTCCCGGAAATGTTACCGTCTCAGGCAGCCTAACCGTGACTGGAACGCTTAACTCCACCGACAACATTGCACTTATTGTTGCTTTAGGCTGATATGGCAAATACTTTTAAAGTTGACACCAAATCAAGTTTGGTTACCGACGCAGTCAGTAATGCTAACACCAACGTTTTAAGTGCAGGCGCTACTGCTACTGTCATTGTTCTCAGTGTCCTGGTTTCCAATAAAACTGGTACCAGTGCCAATGTTGATGTTTATTTGGTGACAAATACGGGTGATGATGTTTATTTGATTCGGAATGCACCGGTTCCCGCTGGTTCCTCCTTGGAATTGATTAGTGGAAATAAGGTCATTATGGAATCGAGCGATGTGTTAAGGGCTCGCAGTGATACGTCGACTGCATTAGACATTGCGGTCAGTTATCTTGAACAAACGCCATAAGGAGGTCTAAATTATGGCTTTGACTGAAATTGATGCTGCAAGATTAAATGATAACGTTTTTAATACGGTTGGACCTTTTTCTAACCGCATCATCAACGGCGACTTCTCCGTTGCCCAACGTGGCACCAGCTTTACCAGCACCAGCAGTGCCAATAACGACGACACTTACACCCTTGATCGCTGGTACATCCTCAGCGACGGCAACGATACCATCGACGTAACCCAAGATACAACCACCGTTCCAGCGAATCAAAAATACGCCATCGCGCTTGACGTTGAAACCGTCAATAAAAAGTTCGGCATTGCCCAGATCATCGAGAATGCCAACTGCGTGGGACTTATCGGTGGCAATGTCACTCTGAGCTTCAAGGCCAAGGTCAGCGCTACCACCAAGCTCGATAATGTCAAAGCCGCTGTTGTGGCGTGGTCAGGCACTGCCGACACAGTAACAAGCGACATCATCAGCGCCTGGAACGTTGAAGGCACAAACCCCACGCTGATTGCCAATGCCACCTACGAAAACACCCCGGCAAACCTAAACGTCACGACCAGTTATGCCACCTATTCGCTGACTGCCAACATTGATACAGCCAGCACCACCAATGTCATTGTGTTCATCTGGTCCGATGTGACTGATACCACGCTGGGCGATTTCCTTTACATCGCGGATGTCCAACTGGAAGCGGGCGCCGTCGTCGCGCCGTTCGAGCGCAGGAGCTACGGGCAGGAGTTGGCGTTGTGTCAGAGGTATTGTTTTGCGATTTCAGGAAACGATCAAGTTTTTGGAACCATTAGCTACGGGAATGCGACCAGCTTGCTCTTTCACGTTGCCCATCCAGTTGCAATGCGAACAACAGCAAGCGTAACAGCGACAACGGGAACAAACTATTACGCAGGTGTTATTGGAGGAACCGTCGATTACGTCAACAGTTTAAGTTTTTATGTTGGGTCTCCTTTGTTTACTAGCCTTTTGAACAATACGCAAGCCTCTGGAACGGCAGGGCAGGCTGGGTACGGCACCACAACCAATGCTTCCGCATCTATTCTTTTGACCGCTGAGCTGTAATCCATGATCTACCAAGTTAACAAAAGAGGCATTGTCTCCTTACAGCTTGAAGGCAAGCTGCTTTCTTTCCACCCTGACCCCGCCAACATCGACTACCAGGCATACCTGGCCTGGCTCGACGAAGGCAACGAGCCGCTTCCGGCGGATGAGCCGCCTGCAATCACCTGGGATGACATCCGCACCAAACGCGATCAACTCATCAAAGACTCCGATTGGACCATGACGGCCGACGCCTCAGTGAATCAGGCTGCATGGGCTGAATATCGTCAAAAACTGCGTGACCTTCCTCAAACCTACGCAAAAACAGGCCCCGAATCTGTAAACTGCGTGACCTTCCTCAAACCTACGCAAAAACAGGCCCAGAATCTGTTGTCTGGCCTGCACAACCTTCAACTACCGGACCAAATACTACTCCGGTAGAATAAGAAAAAGTAGAAAAGCAGTAAGATGCCTTACATTGGCCAGGATCTTCAGGTTGCATATCCTACATATCTAAATATTGATGACATCAGCGGTTCCTTTGATGGCGTCACAACTTCATTCTCCCTGCTGGTCAGTGGTTCCGCCCCGGTTCCCCTCCCCCTTAATTCACAGCAGTGCCTTATCTCTGTCGGCGGTGTAATCCAACGACCGGATGACAGCGGCACCGAAGGTTTCAGGTTGAGTGGTGGAAACATTATTTTTAGTTCAGCGCCAAATACAGGAGAAGATTTCTTTGGTGTAATCCTGGCTGGTGCTGATTACGTTAATGTTGGTGCTAATTTTCCCGACGGTTCACAGGCTGCTCCATCAATTACATTTGAGCAAGATAATGACACCGG